TCATAGTCAACACGCGAGTAAGCCTCGATGTACAAGACCCTGCGCATCATTGGATTGGCAGCGTCATTTGTGCCAAATGTTGTACTCAGCGGCTGACGGGCCAAATACTCATCGTTGCTGTCCAAGTCTGTCGTTGACAGATTCTCTTCAATCTCATCTTGGTCATAGCCCATGGCCAGCAAGTCAGCCATGGTGGCCATCTGCCGGTGGGCAATGATGGTCGCGTCATCAAACGATCTGGCGCGTCTGTCCAGCAGCAGCTCCTCTGGCGGCACGGCCATGATCTTGATGCGGCCATCTTTTGTGATACGTTTGATTTGCACATCATGGATCATTGGTGCAGGCATAACCATCGGCGCGCCAGTCGTGGGGTCTACTGTTGTCAGCTGCGCCTCGTTGACATCTGGGTCTGGGTAGGATGTGATGATCTTGACCTCACCACCAGGCTCTTGCATCAGCATCTGTAGCGTCTGCTCATCAAGGCCGGTGTACTCCTCAATCCGGACCTTCTCCTCATCTTCCCACCAGAATTTGGCAATGCCGCATTTGCGCACCAGCGCATCTTTGAAGATTGCGTAGGTCGTTAAAAACCCAGAATTGTCGTTTTGGAAAATGTAATTAGCGTAATCGGTGGCCTGTTGGGCCATCTTGATGTCTTCGGGTCCCCTGGGACTAAACTCGACCACATTCTCAGAATTGAAAAACACACGCATCAGGCTTGGCAGCATGGCCGAGACAGTGTCCCGCACCTCCATAGCCACCACCTTGCTGTTGCCTTCGACCTCATTGCCGAATAAATCGCCGCGATAGTACTCAGTCCCCTTGGCGCGTGTGGGGGATAGATCACTGTCCACATAGCTCACCGCATCGGTCAGGTCTTGCGTGATGATGGCTTGCAGCTCTGCATCATCCATTGGCTCTGTGGCTGCAATGTCGGTTGATAAGTTTTCGGTGATGTTTTCAATCATGGCTTGACCTTTGTTAAAACCACATACATGGAGTCCACAGCCCTTGGGGTGCGGATGATTTCGTCTTGTGGCAATTCTAGTGCTTCTCCCACCTTTGAGAGACGCATTTCCAGTGTTGTCAATTCAAACCGATCTGGCCACCCCAAGTACCAGTGCCAATCGGTGTAATACCGCCAAGAATTCTCGTTAAATGCTCTGACATGGGTCGGGTCTTGCCAAGCGCCAAGACTTAGCTCATACGGCACATGGATGCGCATCTGGCCGCCCACCTTCAAAAGCTCTTTGCAGTTGGTCATGGCATCCACCAGATTGGGGATATGTTCCAGCACATCATTGGCCAAAATCGTCTCAAACATGCCTGGCACAATTTCCAGCTGCCCAAAGCGCGTCTCTAGCGTGTCGCCCCACTTCACTTTGCTGATATCCACCAGCCAGTCAGGATTCTTGCTGGACTGAATATCTGCATTGAGATACTCAGGATTCCAGTCTTTACCGGAGCCTAGATTAAGAATCAAACCAGGCACTCGCATAAGTTGGTCGATTCTCTCTGAGCCATGGCAGCGCAGCCTCATGCAGTTTATTGGCGTCAAAGCCAATCGTGTTGCTGCCAATATGGTGGACATAGCTGGCGCTTACAAAATGCGAGTAACCTTTTTCGATCAAGTCCCTGCAATGCACATCATCGCTGTACCAATTCAGAGGGGGGAATTTTGCCTCTCCAAATGCATCACTTGATATCCATGCAAAGATCGGGCTGATTTCCTCGGCCATCTTGATGTGATTCTCCGATGGGAATTTGTAAAAGTTTAAACGCTCTGGTCGCTCAGTAATGCGCACATTCTGGCAAGGCCGAGCCGCATCAGTTCTTGATGCCACCCAACCAGCCTTCACACTGTTCATGCTCTTGACAATGGCCACATCCTCAATCAGCACCTTCACACTGCTTGGTGTCAGCACAATATCGTCATTGGCCACAATGCATGATGACCAGTCCTTCAGCGCCGCCTCAATCACCTGGTTATAGTCATCGCCAAAATTCCTTGGCTGGCCATAAATCTTTAGGTCTGCATTGAATGGCTCAATGACTGACTCTGGCCCACGCAAGTAGACCGGACACTCTGGCGCATACTGCTTGATTGACTCAAGCAGCACCGCCAGACCATGGCCTTTGACAGTGGCAATGACAATTGGACAGATCATTTTTTCGCTTTGTTCCTGGCTGAAATGTTGGCCGCCTTCGCCTTGGCGTCAGCCTTGGAGCTTGCGCCCCATGCCTTGAGTGACAGCAGCAGCCTGGTCGGCTCGCCTGCCTTGTATTCTGGACCAGGCATGTTGCCCATGCGCGCCAAGAAGCTGGCTCGCCTTGGATTATCGCCAGACTTGACCGGCGCCTTTAAGTTCATGCCCTCGGCCTTTGCGCTGGCGCGGCCCTTGGCATTTAAGCCGCCTGACGGGCTTTTGCCTTCTTTGCGCTGCCAAGCTGGGGTCTTCATTTCTTTGGCTTCTTTGCAGTCTTGGCCGCAGCCTTGAAGTCAGCAGCTGTTGGCGCGCCTTTAGCGCCAGGCTTTCTCATCTTCTCTTTGCTGCCAGCGGCTATGCGCTCGCGCTTGGCTGCGATATTGGCGTAGAGTCCAGCTTTCATTTCTCTTCTCCCTCTTCATAATCTTCGCCCTCTTCCATGTCCTCACCCTCTTGCTCGCCGGTGTTGGGTCCACCCACAACCCACGCATCGCAAGTTCTTGAGGCCGCGCACTTGAAGTCAAAAATCTCGCAGTAGCCAAGGTCAGCTAGCTTGATCGTTCCCCATGGGTCTGCTTCCATGCCAATGCCTTGGGCGATACAGTTCTTGATCTTGTCAGACACATTGAAAGCCGCGCAGTTACCGCACAGGCTTTGCTTGGCGTCATCCATGCTGACATCCCACTGGTCAGCCTTCTTGCGCCAAAAAGCCTCATTGGGCAGCTTGGGATTCTCAGGGCCATAGGCCGCGCTGGTGATTGCCTTGGCTCGATTCTTTAGGTTTAGCGTAATGTCTTGCGTGGGCATGGGGCAGTTCTCGCCCTCTTCCATGCCCTCGCCCTCTTCCCTGTCCATGACCTGGCTCATGGTGCGCTGCATGGTGGCCATTATTTTTTCGCCTTGTTCTTTGCTGTGCGCTGGCCGCGCATGGGCATCTTGGCCTCAGACATTGCAATGGCGATGGCCTGCTTGGGATTCTTAACCACTGGACCACCCTTGCCGCTGTGCAGCTTGCCAGAGCCAAACTCTTTCATCACAGAGCCGACCTTCTTTTGCGCCTTACTCATTGCCTTCATAGGTTTCCCCTTTGGTTTGTCAATACCCGAATTATGCAACCCGCACAAGGTTTCTGCGCAGGGGCTGGCTCCATTTGCTTGAGCCTGTGCTGCCATACATCCCCGCAATTGCGTCACTTGCAAATGTCAGGACAAAGGCATCGGCCTTGTCAGGGCTTGGCAGCCCCCGCCGCCTGATCTCGTCTTTCCCCTCAATGGCGATCTTGCCGTTGCTGGTGAAACTGTACCGCACTGTGGCCAGCTCGCTGATCAAGACATCATCCTTTGGCATCTTGCAGTCCCGCGCCTCAAGCCACGCCCTTGCCCTGTACCAAAGCTCTGCCTTCAAGTTTCTGTATGTCCCACCCATGGCTGGGCTTTCACTGACATTGATCCCTCTGGCCGGCAGGCCCAGCTCCCTCAATCTGTCCACCACCCCAGCTCCGAGGCCAATCGAGTCAACCAATATCTCTTTGGGCTGCTGGCTTGGCGCCAGTGCCTGGTACTCGGCCACCACCGCGCCAGTCAGCTGCATCAAATCCAAGTTCTTCCATGTCTTGATATTCTCAGTCACCGCATTGCCCTGCCTTTTACAAAGCGCTGACCGGTCGCTACCAAACCGCGCCACATCCAAGCCCCAGATCATGGGCGCGTAGTCACTTGGCGCCACATCACGATTCAAGGCGCTTTCCAGTAAATCCATCGCAATCACTGTGTCGTCATCGCCCTTGGGGAATTCACCAATGACCCTGATCCTGTAGACATTGCTGTCCTCGCCATAGCGCATGGCCATCTCTTTGACATACTCATCACTCACCCTCGGTGAGTCGGTACATGCCACTTGGAATGTGGTCCACTCATCAGACAGCCTTGTGTGGGTGTCATAGAAAAACCCACTAGACCGCACCGGATTGCCCAAAAGCAGCGTCACAGCGTTATGCCCCGACATCGAGCCAGCAGCCGCCTCGAACACTTGCTCTGGCACACCAGACGCCTCATCGGCCACCAGCATCACATTCTCTGAGTGAATCCCCTGCAAGGCCTCTGGCTGCTCGGCCCTAGAAGTCCTCGCCGATATGAACATCTCAGTAGGCGCGGCGTTGAATTCAATCCTCTCTTGCTTGACAGTTAAAAGCCCCTGCAATGGCAAAGGCATCGCATTGATCCACCTCTTTAGCTCCGCAAACATCGCGTCATAAAGCTGACTGCTTGTCGGCGCAGTGACCACCACCTTGACAGGACTCCTGGTCATAAAGTACCAAAGCATGGCCCAGCTGCTTGCTGTACTCTTACCCACCCCGTGGCCAGACCTCACAGATATCTTGCGATCCCCTCTCGCTATCGCCTGCAAAAACTTTACTTGCCACGGGTCAGGGTCAACCCCCAGCACCTCTTGCACAAACAGCACAGGGTCAGGCTGATACCTCTGCACCCACACAGCAAACACATTTTCTTTACTCATGGATGGATCGTCTCATAAATCTTCCACGCTGATGGACTCATCGCCCACTTATGCGCCTGAAGTTCATCAGTCCTCACAAGTATCAACAAGTGATATGTCATCGCCAAATCAAACTGCCCCTCACTTATCGCCTCCATCATCCGAATCTTTAGGTCCAGCAGCAACACACTCAGATGCAGCGCAGTCAACAAATCAGTCATTTACTATCCCTCGCCTGCTTCAGATTCCGACCAGTCTCCCGATTGGTCCAAC